GAATTGTTATTTCACCTGTTGTGTCGAAGGGAAGAAGTTTTGCCAAAGTATCTGAAAGTTTTTCTGTAGTCTTACCAAGCATAAGTGCATTGGCTCCTGGACCCATTCCAACATCAATACCTGCAGTAATTGGTTCATTTGGTCGTTGTGACTCAGCAAACAAAGGAGTTACTGGGGTTGCTGGCGTAGCAGCAGTTACTGGTGTTGGTCGAACATCTGGAGTTGAGGCAAGTGGAGCGCCAGACTTAATAGCCTGTGTTTCTTTACCTTCACCGTAAGCGATTGAACCGAGTTTCATCTCTGGTGTTCCAACGCCTGAATCTGTACGTGCTGAAAATTTACCAGGACCTGAAGCGCCGGCGAGTGGACCTCTAGCCATCTGTTTCCTCCTGTATGGTTTCTAAATCTTGTGCCATCTGTTCCCACGCTTTGTGGGTTTCGGTAGTTCTATTTGAGTGGTAGATACTTAATTCGTATAGTGACTCAAAGAATGTTTCTATTACTTGCGATAGATTAAAAAGTGTTTCTGTTAATACAACTAAGAAATCTGTCCAGCGTACAGGACGACGTATTTTATTATCATTCATCGCCCTGTACACCTTTCAGTAGTAATTAAGCTTTCTTTCCTTTGCGACCTGCTGGAGCGTAACCGAAGTCAACTTTGCCTCCCTTTACAGATCCTGCCTTTGTATCAACCTTGACTGGTTGTACTGGAGCTGGAGCGTGTGATCCTTTATTCATTTTTGCACCTCCCTCGGTTATGCTGCACCGGTGATACCGGCTAGTAGTGTGGCTATATCAGGTTTTTGACCAGCAGCAGGGGCCGTACCACCTTGTTCTTGTGGAGGTTGCTGCGAGGCAGGGGCGGGGGCCGCACCTGCTGCTGGAGACATAGGAGGCATACCTGGTACTTGCATCTCAGGTTGCGCTGGTTGTGCTGGTGGAGTAAATACTTTTTCTACAATAGACTCTAGTGAAAGTCCTTTTTGACGGCCTGAAATAACTTCAGCAATGCGAGTAACAACTTGTGTCGGGTCTTGACCCTGTGCCGCCATCTGCGGGATCGCTTGCGCGTACTGTGCGACCGCGATGCGTAAGGAGTCGCGCATCTCTTCAATATCCACACGTTGTTCTTCTTGCGTAACATTGATCTCTACCGGTAACTCTCGACGTACGTAATCCCTGGAAACGAGCTTATCCGAACGCATCTGAAGTAGAGCGATGACAGCACGGTTAGGATCCATACCAGACATAATGCCATAGCGAACATCCACGCCGTACTCGCCTTTGATGTCGCGGGATGGAATGTATTTAAGTGTATATGGGGTTCCATCGTCTGTTCCCTTGATCGTCTTCTGGATTGATCCGAAGATCTTCTCATCTACTTCAAAGCAGAGTGCAAGTAGTTCTTCAAAGAGTCGAGCAAACTGTGCTTGTGCTGCTTTGATCTGTGTGTCAAATCCAGCCTGTAGTGCTTGAACACCACGACCGGTAACAACAGAGGCGTCAATCTGACCAGAGCGTGATTCAGGATAACGAGCACCGAGACGTAGTTCGCGCTCTAATACACCTGACTCAGTAAAGACACCAGCAGGAAGTTCAAGACCTACACGACGGATACCTTGTGGATTAGCAGAACGCATAATCGCATCAGGACCAAGTGCAAGTTCTTGTACATCTTGTGGAATAGCAATAGGTGCTTGGATTGACTTCTCAGCGGCTTGGATCTGCAAGATAGCAAAACGAGCACGAGCAAGTTGTACAGCCAAGACATCATCAAACTGACCGCGTGCTTGGTTGTCCAAAGATGGACGAATACGAACACGGGCTAGGCACTTGCCTATTGGGTTTGGTACACGAGATAGAACCAAGTTATTGCGATCAGGAAGATAGATTAGATCTTGTTCTGCATCGTGGTAACGGATCATCGTCATATAAGGAGAACCAGGTTGGAAGTTATTCTTCTTTAGGATCTGTTCTGCAAACTCTGGGAACTGCGCTGATAGTGTGTCAGCATCAGACATAATGAGTTGGGTAAGTGAGATGGTGCGACCGAAGCGGTCAATTTCTGGGTAAGCCCCAGTAGGATCAACCATACGGATACGAGGATTGTTTCCTTCGTAATCCATCTCTACCATACCGATAGACATACCGTAGGTGTTATACCAGTCAGCGTTGTTGTAGTTCTGCAGGGCTAGGTCTGAGAATGAAACGTAATAGTTAGCGATACGAGTTCTAGTATCAGCAGCCTTGCGCTGAGCATCGGAAACCATATTAGTTGCTGAGCAGTTAAAGGATGGCATTGGTGCGCCGGCTTCAGCCAAGTCGCGTGCTGCAACGTCAATGAAGTTAGCAACTAGCGGCTTTGGGTAATCCTCGGAGAACATCGAAGGGAATACTTTGGACAAGTCTCCCTGACGTACAGAGAGAACGTCGCGCATACGCTGATCGCGTGGAGCGTACTTGGTACGCAAACGCGCTAGCTTCGCGTCAATCTCTTTAACTGTTAACAATGGTATTCCTTAGTTAGTGTTGTAGTTAGGCCAAGAACCGGTCTTCTTAGATACGGCCTTACGCTTTGCCATAAGTTTGTCCATAGCCTTAGCCTGCTTCTGTGCTTCAGTCATTGGTTTTGGCTTTACAGTTGCTTTAGGCGTTGGCCTTCTTGATGGTGTAGCCATTTGGACTCCTTAGATGAATGTCTTATTCTGTTCAGCTAGCATCTCATCTATATTGATGACTACTCGCTTACCTATCTCACGACGGGATAGGAATGGATTCTTCATATGGTGGCTGGCGTACTGACCGTAGTTGAGCATTTCGCGTGCTCGGATCTCACAGAACCAAAGTGCCATAACCATATCTGTCTTACCCTTAGTGGTAGGTGTCCACGTAATCAACTGCTCGATAAGAGCCTTGACGTTTTCAGTCTGGTCACTAGGTAAATGTATTAAGTTATCTCGATGATGTTTGCCATCTACCTGCTTAGTACCAAACAAGGTAGCCATAGATGCCACACCGAAGCCTGAATCCCACTTGTTGCTACCAGTATGGTGCTCCTTTAATAGAACGCCGCGTGATTGCAAGAACTGACGGATGCCTTCATCCTGAGTTAAGAAAGCCTGGAAAGCGTTCTTCTCAATGATCCACTCACTAGGTGAGTAAAGTGAAGTCCAGTTAAGGATAATGTCGCGGATCTGTTGCGGTGACGGACGGCTTACCTTCATAGCATCTACGATGTAGCGCTTATTGGTATTGCGATCTACCGCGTAACAGATCGCTGCGGTATCTCCGACGATAGCCGGGTCCATACCGCAGATAATAGAAAAGCCACTTAAATCTTTTGGATGTCCAGGGTAGCCCGGCTCTAGACGACCTGACTTACGCATACCGTCAATGGATCCCTTAACACATACAGGATCAAAGGCAGCGTTTTCAGAAACGTCTTGTTGCTGATATACCAAAGCCCAGGTACTTGCATCCATTGCTTGGCGTTCGTTATATAAGTTACGACCAGACCAGCGCGGATATAGACCGTCTTCGTCTTTATCGGCTTCTAGTTGTCCATCAAAAGGCATATCTGATGCGGGCCAAAGGGTTTCCCACTTCTCAGGATCTTCATCAGCTGTAAGAAGCGCCGGCATTGCCAAGTACTTCCAAGGAACCTGCCCACCGGGATAGCGGTCTTCAGAGCGTAGTTCGCGGTATAGATCAACGGAGGCTACACGGGTTCCAATAATAATCAATTTACCAGTAGGGTTCAAACGAGATCGCACGTCCTGGGTTAACCAGCGGATCTGCTTTTCAAACTCATTGGCGTTCTTTAAGGTAACCGCGTCATCTACAATAATCATATCTGCACGCTTACCGTAGATCTGACCGCCGATACCGACGGCTTCGATATTCGGATCCTTTTCAGATGACTCACGGAGTTCATCACCAAAGGTAACGCGGGTTGCCTGCCAAGAGGCAGACTTAGAGTTAAACCCTACGCCAGCAGCATAAGCACTTTGCAAGTCTGCGTACATCGGATGTGTCAGTCTTTGCTTGATGGCGTAGAGAAAGTCAGCAGCTAATTGCTGCGTTTGGGATACAATCAAAACTCGGAAGTTTGGGTTGCGGCAAACTTGCCACGTCACATAGTCAACCGTAATCGTTATTGACTTGGCGTGGTTCGGTGGGATATTGATAAGCACACGGTTTGAGGCTAACCCTGGTTCATACTTCATACTAGGATGTAGCCAAGAAGGTTCACGACCTTCAATAACATCTACTAGGTTCTGCTGGTGCGGAAAGGTTCGAGAGTGTAGGAACTTCTGCCGGAATTGGGCGAAGTCCATATCGTGGACATCCCCGTCTATAAACTGTTTGTTCTTGAGTCCGAGCCTAGTACGGTCAATCTTGTCCGCGAATTGCTTATCGGATCTGCGGTAGTACTCATAAGTCTTCATAGACTTACCAGCGCCGGAACAGGCGGCCTCGATGGTCATACCTTCTGCTACAGCGCCAAGGATAATTCTCTTGGCGATGTCTGCTGAATTCTCTGCCACGTAATACCCCTTACTAGAGCGCCGCGAATGGCGCGAAATATCTTTTTAGCCCAAAAGGTGTTTTGGGCCGGAATCAGAGATTCCTATACTAGGTTGGGGAATTTCAATTACTAGGCGATAGCGTTTTAATAGAACCCACCCCATTAAAAAGCGCCGCTAGCGTCGGGCTTAGCGCCCGAACGAGCCACAGCGAAGTGAGGGGTAAATGCTCGCTCGCCCTTAGGGGGCATCGCGTAGGCCGTAAGGCCGAAGCAACGGGTCGCAAAGCTCATCACACCCCGCTTTGCTCCCCTACTATATATAAGGCAGGAAATTTAGACGGTTTCCCGCTTTTGGTCTTGTGATTTACAACACAGTACTATAAGTCCTGCTCAGACGGGGGTACGGTACCGGATCTCACACGGTTTAACTTTAGCAAATATATTTTTCTGGGGTACATAACTAACATAGTTACAGATATTAACAACAGGGGGTCGGCTTTCGCGCCACGCCCGACCTCGTTGTGGGCTGTCCACAGGCTGTGGATAAGGTTGTGGATAAGTTCGCGGGGCGGTCTACCGTATCGGCACACCCCGCAATTAAGTAGCCCGCAATTAAGCAACCGATACGGCGCACCGTAACCGCCAAGGCTCACCCGATTAGGCAACCACTAACCCCTAACCGATAGCCGATAACCAGTAGCTCCCGACCTGGCGTAACCAGATCACCGCGCCGTACTGGTAGTCAATACCCATAGCGGGCCGGCCCGATACCAGATAAACGGCGCAGACACGGGCAGAAAATAGTTGCAGAATAGGCTTGCGCTATACCCTATAGCGCCCCTAGAATAGTGATACGGGCGCACCCCGCGCCCTATACCGATAGAGAGTAGAGAGTAATGAGTAAAGAATTAACTAGAGATGAGTTACTTCATCTTTATTCGCTAGCAACTAATGAAGTCCAAGCATCAAGAGAAGTTAATCGAGATGAATATGCTCATAAGAAGCATCTAGAGTTTTACGATAATCTTGCAGATAAATTACGGACACTTTACGAAGATAAGGGAGAATAAATAAATGTCCATAGAATTAACCACCTTAAAAGATATAGAAGATGTCATAGAGAATTATGAGACCTTTACGGCTTATGTATTAGATCAAGATACGCACATAGAGAACGTCACCGTAGACTTAATTGGCAGACTTTACGGGTTGCAAGATGACTCTGATATAGAGGATCTAAGTACGGACTACCTAATAAATATAATCGAATCCATACTAGACCTGCATCGTGCATATATGAGACGGAATCAGCTATGAGCGCCACTATTGCTTATCCTTGTGCTTGTAATGGTTGCCGTAACTATCCTACTTATCCCGCTGAAATATGGCACGAGTCGCAGATCGCTAACAAGGCGCAGGGATACTATTTTAGTAAAGACACTATGCGATTCTTTAAGTCTAGAATCGTAGACTTTAAGCGCGTAGGTATTACCCCTCGCGCAGATAGTCTAATGGTGATCGTATCTAATAAGCAGGGCGACGATAGCCCGCGCTATTACGAGATCGTAACCTTATGCCTGTACGGTGAATTAGGGCGCGAGTGGTACAAGGATACCGACGGCTTACCCTTTACCAGATACGAGAGCTTACGCCAAGCCCGGAATTCTGCACGGTGGAATTGCACCGTAGGCGCTCAGATATGCGAGTGCCACGGTTGCACCTTAGACAAGGCGGGGCGCTAATGAGCGAGGATATTCTCTATCTATTAAGCGTATTAGGCTCACTTATCGCGTTAGGGGCGATAGGTGTGGGATCTTGGTTAGTAATCGAGGGCGCGTATTGGATCTATTGCAAGATTAGAGGGCGCGACTACTAGAGGCGTACTATCTCGCACCGTGTAAACGGTGCGCGGTAGTCTGCAATTAGCAGACCTGGCCGGTGAATTACTGGCGAGGGTGAGAGAGAGGGCAAGAATATGGACACAATAGAAACCGATACTGTAACCGATACTCTAACCGTTAGCGCGGTGGCGCTAGTAGAGCTATTAGAGGGCGCTAGTACGCACGCAGATAAGGGTAAGAGTGCGCTACAGGCGTTAAGTAGCGTAGAGATCAAGGGAGAGGGAGGGCGCTTAATCGCCCGCGCCACCGATAGATATCGCGGAATAGAGGGCGAGATAGAGGGCGAGGGTGGAGACTTAGCGCCTAGTCTTATTGCGTTAGATGATGTTAAGCGTGTAATCGCACTATCTAAGGATAGTAAGTTAGCCCGCCTAGCCTTTAACCGTATCGGTAACCTGCTAACGGTGAGCGTTAGCGGTAGCGCGATTACTATCCAATTACTAGATGATAACTACCCGCCTAGCTTTGACGATCTATTCGCCAAGGGTGAGCCTACACCTATGGAAGAGATCAACTTTAACCCCGCATTTATGGCAGATTACGCCAAGATAAACGCTAAGTCTAAGGCTTACGGCGTTAGCCCTGTTAAGTTGCAATTCCGGGGCGCGGGTATGCCTATCCATATCGGGCTAGTCGGGGATAAAGTTAAGTGGCGTGCGCTACTTATGCCTATGAGAGTGATCTAGTAAGGTATAGTAACCTATAGCGGTACGCTATCTATCCTCCCTCGATTATCGGTAGTCGGGGGAGGGTGGAGGGCAGATCGCCCTAAAGTAAGAGAGAGTGAGAGAGTAATGAAAGATTATGTAGTAGTAGTTGAGTTAGCTAGCGAGGCTATTGCACTAGGGGCAGATAGTGAGCAAGAGGCTAAGGATAAGGCGTTGCTAATTATTGCTGAGCAATACGGCGAAAGTGTTGCTAATGACGCTACTTACGAGGTAGAGGGAGAGGGTAAGTAATGACGATAGAGAGAATATTCCCCTCCGGCGCTTGGAGAATATCCGGCGTAGTAGAGGGCGAGGGAGATCACTACTACCTAACCCGCGTTTATTACGGTTATAGTAAGTGGCAAGCGGTGCGCCTATGGCGCGAGCAGATTAAGGAGAGTGCGCTATGACTAATAAGCAACTTATAGAGTTAGATGATTACCTATATGAGCGCGAACTAGCGTGGGATTACCTATTAAGAGAGAGAGGGAGAGAGTGATGAGCATAACGATTAAATACCATAACCGAGAAGTAACCGGTTGGAGTAAGAATATTACCCTTGAGTATAAGGGTGATGAGTATTTGGTAACCCTTTATTGGGATAACTGCGATGGCTATGATATTACCTTTGACAATAAGACCAATAGCACCCCTGCGTGGGCGTGGAAGTTGATAGAGATAGATAACGGAGATGAAAATCTATACGAGATGTTAGATAACCTAACCGAGAGTGAGGATAAGTAATGTACGAGTGCGAAGCGTGTGGACACGGTAAATACTTAGTATTCGTTATGAGTGTTAAAGATGTGGTCTGCGAAGGTTGCGGGGTTTGGCAAGACGCCAAGTTTAATGATGTATGGGAGAGGATAAGTTAATGCCAGAGCCACGCGAGGAAGACGACATAGCTTTAGGGCTAGACGAAGAAGAGATCGAAGATGAAACCTACGATACTTTGGAGGAAAAGTATGCCGATTAGAGAGTGTATCCAATGCTTCCGTATGTATGACGAACCAGATAACCGCGAGGATACTTGCGATTTCTGTCAAGGCAATTTAAGGAGAAGGTAATGAGTAAATGTCCAGAGTGTTTAGTGGGTGATTTAACCCACGATAATATCTCCAAACTAGACCAATGCTCAGACCGCTACCGCTGCGGTTATGGGTGGTATGACCACGAAAGAGAGGGAGAGTAATGAATAAAGAATACTGGCAAGCAAAGGTAAACCTATGCCGGCAGGTAGGCATAGAGCAGCTAATGGCGGGAGATATCCCGAACGGTACGCGTAACTTAAAGCGTATGGTCAGGGCTATGGAGGAACTAAACCTATTAGAAGCTTTAGATGAGGATAAACCAGCCGAGGATATGTGGGCTAGCCTTATCACTAACGGACTACTACTAGCAGGAGAGGGAGAGAGTAAATAATGAAAGTTAAATGCGCCGAGTGCCAAAGAACTTTTAATTTAGCAGACCCAACAGACGCCGAACTTTACGGCTATGGACATAATTGCGAAGGAGAGGGTGAATGATTACTAACGATCTATCAACCTGCAAGGCTTGTCTATCGGACTTCCCTACGGAAGAGTTAATATGGGGCGATAAAGGTGGGCAATATTGGATATGTGCTGAGTGTTATGAGAGGGAGAGTAATGGATAAACTAGGTAAACTAATAGCCTTTCACCCTGCCAAGTCGGGGCTAAAGCTATTCTATGAAGTGGTAGAGCCAGACGGTGAGACTAGGTGGGGAGGCGAGCGAGCCTTCGACGCTATCTCTTGGCTACACCTTGCCCCAAAGGGGTCTAGGTTGCTTGTATCAGGGTGGGAGAGCGATGATCTAGACGCTCAGCCGGTAGGACAACCGCTAGATGTAACCGAGATGTATCAACTGTTAAAGGGGGTGAACTGATGGAGATATTTATAGGGATACTGGTAGTATTGGGAGTCTTGTACGCGCTTATAGTAATAGAGGATAAACTTAATAATGACTAGAAGTAAACGAGTAAGTGGCAAGCAGGCTATCCACTATCGCAATTACAGGAGAGCGAGAGATCGCGCATTGGTACGCTTATCACAAGCCTACCCCGAAACATACAAGGAATTGTTAGAATTGGAGAAGGTAACTGATGAAGCGAACGGTGCTAAATGGGTTGGTATTGACGGTAGTAGTAGCTTTATTGTGGGCGTTAGCGCCGGAGGGCGAGAGCAAGAACTTGCAGGAGATCCCGCAGGTATCGCAGAGGGAGAGGGCGAGCGCGAGTGAGAAGCAAAACAATAGACGAATTGCCAGAGAATATAGTCGTGCTCTCGGATATACGAAGGCAGAAACACGTTGCCTCATCACCTTATGGACCCGTGAGTCAAGGTTTGACCACCTCGCAAAGAACCAGCAGGGATCAAGCGCTTACGGAATTGCTCAACTCCTTAGAGAACGTAGTAGCAGACCTGAACTCCAAGTCTTACACGGCCTTAGATACCTTAATCATCGCTATTCAGCAAGCGCGTGTCGCGCTCTCCGACACTCAGACAGAAAAGGGTGGTACTAAATGCTCACCGGAGTAAGCCTATTCGCAGGAGTCGGGGGCTTTGACTTGGCTATGCAACGCAGCGGAGTGAAAGTCGTTGCCTCAGTAGAGATAGATAGCAAGTGTAATGATGTACTAGCGCGTCACTTTCCTGACGCAAAACAATTCACAGATGTAACTAAAGTTAAGGGAGAGGATTTAATAAATGCAGGATTTAACCCAAGCAGAGGAATTATTACAGGAGGATTTCCCTGCCAAGACCTCAGCGTTGCTGGCAAAAGGGCTGGTCTTGCTGGCGAAAGAAGCGGGCTATTCTGGGAAATTGCAAGACTTGTGGAAGAAACGCAAACAGAATACTTCGTCATCGAAAACGTCCCTGGTCTGCTATCTAGTAACAAAGGAAAAGATTTTGGAGTCGTCATCGGAACGATGGCCGACATCGGGTATTCTCTCAGCTGGCGGGTGCTTGATGCTCAACACTTCGGAGTACCCCAGCGCCGGCGCCGTGTCTTCGTCGTTGGCAGACGTTCTACAAGTGACAGCGTTGCCGAAATACTTTTTAAGTCCGAAGGCCTGCGAAGGAATCCTTCGACGAGCCAACAAGCGGGGCAAGATATTGCCAGAACCGTTACAGAAAGCATTGGAAAGCCAGTGCTTGGATCAGGAAAAGATATAGCTAACTGTATACCTGCAGAGTTGTACCATCACGGATCGGTGGTGAACCAAGATGCCAACAATGGACACGTGGTGGTACACGAAAAGTAGGCGGGCGCAAAGCAAAGAAGACTACGAAACTTGGATTCAGGGGGGGTAATGCCTACGCTAAATGCTTTTGATAATGGAGATGTAAGAACTACCATTCTTATCACAACAGCAAATGTAGTTGGTTCGTTGCAAGCAAGAGACTATAAGGGAGTAGGTAACCAGTACGTGGCAGAGAATAAGTTAATCATCTCTTATCCAATACAAGACGGCAGGGATATGAATAAAGAACAGAACGGTATTGGACTAGGAGGCGAAGATGATCCGTCATACACGCTTGACAGGACTGGGGCGCAAGCCGTCGCTTACGCTATTCAGGGAACTACAATCGGTAGGAGTGATACTTCCGGACCACAAGGTAAAGGCTATGGTGAGGAAAACGATCCTATGTTTACCATAGATACAGTTAGTGGACACGGAGTTGCTACAATATTTAGTCACACTCAAGGGCTGGATGCTCAACCATCAGAAACGGTTTCACCAACACTTCGAGCAGGGGGAGCAGGAATGGCAGTTAGTTATTCACCATCAGGTTTTGCTGACTACAGTGAAGGAGTAGGAACTTTGAAAGCAGGAATGACTAATAACAATTCACCGTTAGCTGTTGATATTTACAACCATTCTGTATCAGACATAAATCAAACCTTAAGAAAAGGCAATGGTGGACCTGACCACACAGGAACAATTTTTGCATCTTCAAACGTGCGCCGTTTAACCCCAGTTGAGTGTGAAAGACTGCAAGGTTTCCCTGATAATTGGACTGCTGGACAGTCTGACTCTGCTCGCTATAAGCAAATGGGCAACGCAGTTGCTGTGCCTGTTGTAGAATGGATCATACAAGGTATCTGTGATACGATCTAACTCTTGCGGATAGGACGCCTTCTACCTAACCGCACCTAAGTAGCCTCACCGTAACACTCTCCGGTGGGGCTGCTTCTTTTTAATCCAGTACTGTAGGTTCACAGCAAGTACTTCGTACTCTCCGCTATGGCGTAAGAGGAAGAGGTCAATGCCGGGCTTAGGGCGCTGGTGCATAGGGTAGTGATCGCCCCAAGTGTAATCATCAAA